GTACATATAACTTTAATCTAGATATAGATGAGGTTATTCAGGAAGCTACTGAAATGATTGGTGGCGAGGATACGCTTGGTCATGAGCCAGCCTCTGCCAGACGATCCATTAATCTAATGCTTAAAGACTGGCAGAACAGAGGTATTCTTCTCTGGTCTACAAGTACAACGTCTGTAACAGTAGTGGCTTCAACAACTGCCTATGATTTAAGCAGTAGTATTATTAATGCTCTGGAGGTTGTTATCAGTAGAGATAACACAGATGTTCAATTAACTCGTATTTCTCCTGAAGAGTATTTAACTATACCCGCCAAGACTCAGACTGGAAAACCCAGTCAATATAGTATTCGCAAAGGAAGGGATAATCCGGTAATGTCGGTATGGCCTATACCAGAAAACTCTACCGACATACTTAAAATTGAAACGGTAAGCGAGTTGCAGGATGTTAATAAATCTGCTGAACAGAATGCAGACCTGCCTAAAAGATTTTTACCTTCTCTTACCTGTGGTCTTGCTTATTATATGTCAATGAAAAGACCTGGTGTTGATCCTAATAAGATTGGCATGTTGAAAATAAACTATGAAGAAACTCTTGGCAGAGCAATAGAAGAAGATAGGGAAAGAGCTAGTCTTTATCTTTTGCCAAAACTAGCGTATTATAATTAATGGCAACCCAGAAAAAAGCATTAGCTAAATGTGATACTTGTGGGTTTGTATATCCTCATAGGATAATGAGACTTAATAGTTATGGATTGCTGGTATGTCCACAGGACTTTGAAGGGCAGTATGATTTAAAAAATCATCCTCAAAACAAAGTACCGAATGTGAAAGATAACCCAGCCATTAAAAACCCAAGACCAGATAGTGGTGGCAGAGGGATTAAATGGAATGAGGTAGCTACTTGGATTACAGTTAATCCAATTACTTTAGCAGAAACAAGGCACACCACAAAGTGGGATGATGCCAATAAAAGTTGGGATTTAATATGACAGATATAACCGGAAAATTAATATCAAATACTTATAAACAAGTACTTCTTGTTAGTTCTTCCTCTTCAAATACTGGGGTAAGTACCTCTCTTAAAGCAGTACAGACAGGAGATGGATCTAATACTGCTTTAAATGTTGCTGTAAGTGCTGCTAAAGTTGGAGGCTCATTACATGTTACAGGCAGAGTATCTACTGATGATAACATATCTTCTCAAGAAAAGGTATGTGCATCCGCATTCTATGGTGACGGATCTAATTTAACAGGAATCACTGCCTCTGTAGGCGGTAATGTATCTGTCAGTAATATCACCGTTGGTGGTAATCTCTATGTTAGTGGAACTACCACTGTTGTTGGTGCTGCTCATCTACAAGCTGCTGTTTCAGTTGGAGGGGCGGCAAAGTTTGCTTCCACAGTAACTGTTTCAGGAGCCACTCATATTAAGTCAGATCTTTCTGTTTCTGGGACTGGAACATTTGGTGCCGGTCTGGTCGTAACAGGATCTATTAATGCAAGTGAAAATGTTTCTGTAGGTGGAACCTTCCTAGCTACTGGTGCCGGTACATTCAGTGCAAAGACAGAATTTAAGAGTGATGTGTCGGTTAGTGGCAGACTAGATGCAGCGGCATCTGTGTGTATAGGTGGTGTTCTTGATGTGGTAGGTACTGCCAATTTCTATGGTGATGTTTCGGTAAGTGGAAATGTATGTGCTGCTTATTTTTATGGTGATGGTTCTAATCTTTCCAATGTTGAGGCTGAGTTAGGAATTGCCACAAATATTTCAGTATCAGGATTTCTAAATGTTGGAGGAAGTGTTTCTGTTAGTGGTCCATTTAATGTTATAGGTGCTGCTACATTTAAGGACGATGTATCTGTATCTGGTAATTCAAACTTTGGCGGTAATGTCTCTATTGGCGGTACTTCTCAAATAACAGGAAATGCAAACTTTGATGGAGATGTCTCAGTTAGTGGTAATGTTTCTATAGGTACAAATCTAGGTGTTGGTGGAACTCTGGATGTGGCAGGTAATACCAGCCTTGGTGGAAATGTAACTATCAAAGGAGATGTCCATGTAAGTAGTAAGGTATGTGCATCTGCATTCTATGGTGATGGAGCCAACCTGACTAATGTTCCTATGAATATTACAGGAAATGTTTCGGTAACAAATCTTACAGTTGGTGGTAATCTCTATGTTAGCGGTACAACTACTGTAATTGGTGCAGCTATCTTTAATAGCACAGTAACTGTTTCAGGGGCTGGAACATTCAAGAGTGCTTTATCTGTAAGTGGTAATATAGACACAGCAGGTAATGTATCTGTAGGTACAAACTTATATGTGGGTGGTACAGTCACGATTGCAGGTAATACTACTATGACCGGAGATCTGGGTGTAGGCGGTACTTTCAGGGTAAGTACCAATGCTTCTGTGGGAGGTACTTTGGATGTTGCCGGTAATACTAGTCTGGGCGGCAATGTATCTATCAAAGGAGATGTTCATGTAAGTAGTAAGGTGTGTGCTTCTGCATTTTATGGTGATGGTTCAAATATCACAGGTATCCCAATTAGTGGGAATATCTCAGTAGGTAATGTTACCGTAGCTGGTAATCTCTATGTGAGTGGAACCACAAGTATCACAGGGGCTGCTGTTCTTAAATCTACAGCAACTGTATCAGGTAATGCCGGATTCCTGGGAACTATGCGAGTAAGTGGTAATACTTCAATAGGCGGTACTCTGGATGTAGCTGGTAATACCAGCCTGGGAGGTAATGTAACTATCAAAGGAGATGTGCATGTAAGCAGTAAGGTATGTGCTTCCGCCTTCTACGGTGATGGTTCTAACATTACAGGTATAGCTATTGCAGGTAATATTTCTGTAGGTAATGCCACAGTAGGAGGAAATCTCTATGTAGCTGGTACAGCCACGGTTTCAGGTAATGCGGCCTTTAACGGTCAAATAGCCCTGTCTAAATCAGCGGCAGCTTCTATACATACTACGGCTATTGATGGAGTAACTTCCGTTTCGCTTAATTTTGGGTCAGGACAGAACTTTTTAACTACGGTTACAGCGGCCCATACAATGGCAAGACCTACGAATTGCAGGACTGGACAGACAGGAAGTATTTTCTTCGTACAGTCTGGTGGTAGTGGAACTCTGTCTTGGAATGCTTGCTGGAAATTCCCAGCCGGTACTGATCCTACCTTCTCTACATCCAATGGGGCTGTGGATAGACTAGATTATATTATCGCTTCTATTTCCGGCGATAATACAGGTGAAAATATACAAGCAATTTTATCACAGGAATATAGCTAATGTTTAGTAATAATTTATTAATGGCAGCAGCAGGTGGCGGTGACGCTGGTTATGTCATCGAAGGCTCTGGCTTGTTTGCGTATTCACCATATTTGAGTATTGCAACCGGCTCAGATATGACCGCAACTAAGTGGACTTTTGAGTGGATAATTAAGAAATCAAACGCAACTAACGAAGGGGATATGTTCCATAACTATACGAATGCAAGTAACTACACCCGCATCCATTCTCAAAGAGCTGGTGGAGACATACGAATAATTGATCGGCAGGGTGCGGCTACTAAGATGGACATCTCCACCACAGCAGTTTTTAGGGACAATAGTGCTTTTTATCACTATGTCTTTACGTATGACAGCACACCCGCTGTACCAGATGGGGATGATATTTATTTAACAATAAATGGTGTTAAACAAACTGCTCTTGGCTCATCAACTTACCCCGTGCAAAATCAAAAACTATATTGGGGAACCAGTGGCGTTACTCGGTATGTCGGCGGCGGTCCTACATTAACTGAAATTGATGGTTATGTCGCACGGGCCACCTCTATCCAAGGCACGGCTTATGCCGCCACATCATTTGGTGAAGAAACTAATGATGGATACTGGCAGATCAACGATATTAGCGACCTGACATTCGGAAGCGAGGGCTTCTTACTTGAAGGCGGCACCAATGTAGCGGCGGGTACGGATAGTTCAGGTAATACCAACAACCTCACACCAAGCGGCACCATCACAGCAACCAACGACAGCCCGACTAATGGGGGAGATAGTTTAGAATATGGGAATTATTGTACTTGGAACCCATTAAATTATGCAACTAACATGACGCTCTCTAATGGTAACCGCACAGTAACTAAGGCAAGCTCAGATTGGCAGCGAGTTGGAGGAACGTTAGATAGTTCTAACCCGTTCTATTTTGAAGTCCACATGGACACCGGCATCAGCTTCACAGGATTAATGTCTAACGGTAATGACGAAATAGGTGGGTCTGACCCGTTTGGAGCATCTGGTGCTGGTTTCGGGGTGCAAAACAATGAAAAGGGTGGGCCAACGGCGTCACTCTCTGGTATTACTTTGGCCATATCAGCAGATGACTATGTGAATGTGGCTTTTGACCCTTCTCGTGGGGCAGCATGGTTTGGTGTAAACGGTGTTTGGAAAGATGGTACGGCATCGACGGCCAGTTCCGCCACTATCCTTGCGGAGATTGAAAGCACCGGAACGGCTTATGCCATCTTCACTGGAATTGATAGTGCTAAACTTTGGCGTCCGATGACGGCAATGTATACGGGTAACGCTTCAACTGGACGGTTTAGTGAGGCTGATTGTGATGATGCAGCGCCTTCTGGATTTTCATATTTAGCCACTCAGAACGCACCTGACCCTGCCATCCCTGACCCAGACGATTACATATTTGTAGGTACTATGAGCCATAACGGAACAACTGGTTCTGTCACTGTGGCATTTGACTGCACTCTCTATGATTACATGGTAGAAGTTAAACTTGATGGCACAGAAAGCTGGTGGGTTGGTGACAGCATCATGGGCATCACTAAATATTTCTCATGGGACGATGCTACTACGGCATTACAGACTGACGCAACATTCTTAACCAGTGTAACTTCAACGACCTTTACCTTTGGTGCGGCTTTAGCTTCTGGCACTTACAGGGTAATTATCCGTAAGGCTGGTTTACAAGCTAGTCGTGGAACACAAGCGGAAAGTGGTAGCGGTGATGGTGCTTTAATGGCGACCACCTATTCTGCTAACCAAACTTCTGGCTTTTCTATTGTCTCATGTGATGGCTTTAACGATACGATTGCTTCTGGTCAAAATACATATGCCCCGCATGGTCTTGGGGCAACTCCTGACTTCATGCAAGGCTTTAATCAGGACACAGCGGCGGGTCGCCCTGCTTTGACAGGTACAAGCATAGGTGGGACTATGTTTTCTGCCGGTGATAACTACATGCTGATGGATGCTAATTCTGGCAAATCTGGTGCACTGGAAACTATGATGGGTACTGATGCCACCAACCTTCATTTAGGCAACGATGATTTAACCAACAAGGCCGATGATCAGTTTACTTATTATTGTTATGTCGGTATCGAGGGGTACTCGGCATGGGGAAGCTGGTTCGGAAATGCTAATGCCGATGGGCCAGCAATAATTCATAATGCTCACTTCAAGACTTTAATGCTGAAAAATACTAGGGCCGCTGGTGGGTACGAATGGATACACATGAACTCAGAAGGCAATCCTTATAATGTAGCCACGACGGCAACAAATTTTGATACGAGTAATGGTGAAGGTGATTCGCTTGTTGATTTTGATTTCAATAGTAACGGTCTTAAATCACGGGATGGTGGCACTTATGCTAATAAAAGCGGTGAAGTAATTATCTACGGATTAGAAGGCGGAACACCAATTCAAGGACCGGGTGATGGTTCAACTAGCCAAGGAAGGGCGAGATAAATGTACATAATCGAAAATGAAGCGCATGAGAAAATCAGCGAGCATAAGAATTTAAGTAAAGTAAAACGAGAGGAATAGACTATGCCGACATCCCCATGCCCCGAAACTCAATGCCGAAACTTCCAGATTTTGGAACCTGGGCCTAAAAAGTATTTGCAGTTTTTGCCTCTGGCACTGATCGTCAGCGCCGGAATTGCTGGCTGGGTTAATCTCGAAAATGATGTCAAAGCTGGGGAGAAAGAGCAACAGAAGATAGTTAAGACG